TCACAGGTATTTGGTTTCAATACCCTTGTAAACAGTTCTAAGCGTGTCTTCAGGCACTTTACCCACCAGCCCACGCAACAACGACAACGTTATGTTTACCTTACGCAATGTCTTTACATATCTGGCGTTCGTCCTCCAGATCTTCAATGTTTCGTCTTTATCGCTGTGGTATGCTTCTAAATTGCGTTCTGTGACGTGATACGCCCCTGTTTTAAACTGCTCAACAGGAATTCCCCAATCGTTGCGTAACAGCGTTAAAACGCGACTACGTTCGTGATTTCCGGCTTTCCTTAATATGTCGTCAAACTCTTTTGGGGTAAGCTTCCTGCCACTTAGTAGGATATCGCGTATATTCGCGGCGACCTGAGAGCGTGTAAGAGTGCTCATTTTCGTCCCCCCAGAAATCTGTCGGCAAATTGATCAAGGCTGGAGGCAAGCCACACCCGGCGCTTGCGACCATTGATGGTCTGATTTATATAGGGAGGAAAGCTTCGGATATATCGCTTTAACTGATAGAAGCGTGACAGACAGACGCCAAGATATTCTGCTGCGTCTTTAGCGGTCAGGTAATTAATCATTTTATTCCCTTACTGTTGTACCAAAATGCAATACGGAGGAGACTTCCTGTCTCCCCAAATTACTCTACAATTTTTGTGCGATTAAATCAGATCTATTACTAAGTAATCATCGCCAGAGGCAATGCCGATAGCTTTTCCACCGCTGGTGGATTTCACATCATAAACCCTGGTGCTGGTGCTCACCTTTTGTGGCTCTGATCTAATCAGTGCCGCGAAGGTTTCAAAATCAACATGGGTTACGTTCAGCTTTTGATTGGTAGGTTTCAACTGCATTCTTAATACCTAATAACGTATTGTTTGTATCCTGTTTGTTTCTGTTCTTTAGTTGCTACGCGATTCGGCTATACGTTGATCGATCCAGTCATCGATCTCGCTTTCAATAAAAGCTATTGCGCGAGCACCAATCTTGACTGATTGGGGGAATTGTCCTCGGCTCATCAGAGCATATACCCACGCCTTGCTATAGCCAGTGCGTTTCAAAACCTCAGATAGCCGAATCAGCGACTTTTTCATATCTACCTCGTAATACGTTGCTTGACTATGTGAGATAGTAAATCATTGTTTTTTTAAGTTTTCTGTGAATTTGGAGAAAAAATTTTTGGGAATAGAATTACCCCAAATTGGGCGTTATTTTTTAGTTCTAACGCACAATTTGGGAACATCCTTCCTTTATTTTGGACGCTTTTTGGTTGCTTTGTTCTTAAATTTGGGGGCGTACTTATCCAAAGCGTTCGTTAGCAATCTCCGAAATGTATCTGGGTGGGTATCGCTGTCTTCATCGTTCCCGAATATTATGTTGTTTTCTATTACTTGGGCACTAACCCTATTGATACTAAGGTTTCCTCCACTATGGAAATCTTTGCTTGATTCAAATAAGGCAATCGCCATTCCGGCGATCATCTTTAAAGCCGTATCTTTTCCTCTCCAGTTTTGTTCTCTTTCTACTTTTTTTGACAGTGCTCCAATTTCTGGTTCGTTATCTGGAACATTCATATCCAGTTCTGGGAAGAAGTTCACAACCTCGGATCGCTTGAAATAAAACGAATCGTAAGACCCATACCAATCATCCTCATCATCGTGATATAAAAAGTCTTCTCCTTTCCTAACGTTGAAAGTCCCTTCTTCCCCCGGTATCGGGCTCTCCCTGTATTCATGCCCCATAGCCAGAAGACCTAAAAACTCCACACACTGCTTTTCAAAGTCTTCATTTGTCGTAAAACCAGATACCCAATCGAACTGATAAAAGCCCAGCCCCCCTAAAGTATCTGGTTTAGTCTTGCTCAATCTGTAGTTACTTAAGATAGCGGCAGCTATCATTCTTTCATTTTCATTGTTTAGTCTTGCCAGTTCGCTGATCAGATTACCAAACCAGATTTTATCTTCTGACTCGTTATAAAACGCATCTAGTCCTGTCATCTTAGTCACGGCGTGTTCTCCTTCCGAACTCGTAAGGGCTTATGTGTATTTCTCGATTGGCGTCCAGATAATCTGCCCACCATTGAAGCATTAGTTTGCGCTCTTCTAAGTAATCAGCCTTGTGCTTGTAGGCTCTTTTAACGTCTTTATATTCTTTGTGGCTCATCTGGCGCTCTACTGCGTCCTCCTGCCACAAACCGGACTCCATCAGGGAACTACAGGCTGTGGCACGGAATCCATGTCCAGTTACGTCTTCTTGCGTGTTATAGCCCATTAAGCGTAATGCCTTGTTTACCGTGTTTTCACTCATCACGCCTTTGGTGTTTCTTTCATTCGGAAACACAACATCGTAGCTTCCGCTTAGTTCTCTCAACTGCTTTACAATAGAAACAGCCTGACGGCTAAGAAGCACGATATGTTCGTCTTTTCCCGTCTTTGTGCCACGGGTGGAAAACCTCACACCATCGATAGGCTCTCTTTTTTTAGGGATAATCCACTCAGCCCGATCAAGGTCAAACTCTTTCCAACGGGCAAACCTTAACTCGCTTGAACGAACAAAGGTCAACATGGTTAGCTCAATGGCAAGGCGGGTAAGAGGATTACCTTTAAAGCTGCCCAATCGAGTGAAAAAGTCTGGTAAATCTCTGGGATGTAGTGCGGCATGATGCTTAGTTTCATATTGCATTAACCGGACATCGAGATCATTCGTGATGATTTCTGTCTTAATGCCGCTCAGACGGGCGCTATGTATGATGTCCTTAACTCGTTGTTTAAGTCGGTTGGCTGTATCGTGTTTCCCGGCGTCATCTACCTTCTTAAACAAAGGTAAAATTGTCATCGCCTCCAGTTTGCGAATATCCGAAGTGCCAATGTGAGGGAAAATATACATTTCAAGGCTTCTAAGTACGCGTTTTCGGTGGGCTTCGTTCCACATCTGGTGGCTTTCAACCCATTGACGTCCTATTGTCTCAAAAGTGAATGCACCTTTTTCTTCTGCTTTTGCTGCTCTTTGCTCTGCTTTGGGATCTATCCCCTTGACTAACAACTTTTTGGCGTTGTCTCGTTTTTCTCTGGCGTCTTGTAAGCTAATGGTTGGATATACACCAAAAGCAAGTCTGTCTTCTTTCTTATCTGATGGGCGGCGATACTTCATTCGCCAATACTTCGACCCGGTCTGGGATACTTCAAGATAAAGACCACCACCATCAGACAATTTATAAGTTTTGTCTCGTGGCTTAGCTGCTTTGCACTGACGGTCTGTTAATTTGTTGAGGGTATTTCTGGACATATTGGGGGCACATTTACAATCGAACCAGCAATGCCCCCAATTATGCCCCATAGATTTACTTGATTTCAATAGACGGCAATGGACGTCATGAGAATAAAATCTCTTTATTTTTATATGGTTACATGGGGTTTATAGACAATGGTAGACGGTAGTGTACGGCGGGATGGTGTCCCCTGCAGACATCTACTTGAAGCGGCAGGGGGTTGATTGGAATGGTATTTTTTAGATGTGAGAAATATTTTACCCGCTATTTTACCCATTGGCGCGGCTTAAGAGCTTATTTTTGAATTCACAATGGTCACGATATAACCATCTTGCTCGACCGTGGATAACTTTGGCTTTTGGCAGGTCGCCGGACTTAATCCGGTCGTAGATGAAGGTTTTACCAAAGCCAGTATCAGCCATGATGAATTTCAAATCAACCAGGGAATCAGGCTGTAGTTCGTGTTGCATGAGTGCTATCTCCGAATAGGGAATCGAACCTGCAAATCAGGCAATAAAAAACCGCCATCAGGCGTCTTGGTGTTCTTTCAGTTCTTCAATTCGAATATTGGTTACGTCTGCATGCGCTATCTGCGCCCATATCATCCAGTGGTTATAGCAGTCGTTGATGTCCTCTGCTTCGATAACCCTGTCGAATGGCTCTCCATTCCATTCACCTGTGACTCGGAAGTGCATTTATCATCTCCATAAAACAAAAACCGCCGTAGCGAGTTCATATAAAAGAAATCCGCATTAAGCGGCGTCGGTGAATTCAAATAAAAAACCGGCTTGCGCCGGCTCTCTCATCTTTCTGTCTACCCATGCTGATATCGATGGCGGGTGCACCTTTTCAATAGCAGCGCGAAGTACAGCTGTGCGTGCCAGTTTGTCGGTAATCTCAGGAAATCGCTTCTCTGTCTTCGGTACGTTAACAGCAACATTAGTAGAATCCGCACTGGCGAACGGATACATACCAAGAACTCTCACGTCGAGCATTCGAAGACCATGAATTTTCACTTTCAAATTACGATTGATATAAAGCTCAGTGAAAACTTCATCCATTCTCTGTTCCCACCATTTAGAGCGTATGTGCCTGTGTGGGCCGCAGCATCCAATCGCCACCCATTCAAATTTGCCAGAAAGGCGTAAAAGACGTTCAATTGATTCGTCGGTATGCCAGACCGGAACCGCTTTTGATTTTAGCCAATCAGGAACCAACTCAATCTGCTCGTCGTTTTCTGCCTCTGTCCCTTCGATAACGTCAGGTATAAGAAACCATTCAATTCTGCTGAACCACTTCCCAACAAAGTCGTAGAATTTTGCTCGTCTCTTACTCCAGTCTACCGGAGTGCCTTTCTTTAATGCTTTCATCCAGTCGCTAAAAGCACCGTTATCAAGGCGTATATCACAAGGGAACATGGCAATCTTTTTCATCTGCTCTGGTCTGGCAAATGAAACAAAAGCCCCACCATCACGGTAAAGGGCTTTAATCAGCATATCTGTATGGGCATGCTCATCACCCCATATTGGGCTGCCGTGAAAGTGGATGGTCATATTATCCCCATATAAAAGAAATCCCCGCGAGCGCGAGGATTGTTATTCATTGCTGATATTCACCTTTATCGCGAACACCTTTACCGGTTTATCGCCGAAGTGCGGATGTGTGATTGTCTTGATTTCATAGCCGCTATACGGAACGTCAATTCTGCGGCTGGAATCGTCACGCTTCGGATATCCCTTTGTGATAATCAGGCGGTCATATTCCCGGAACATAATTCGCTTATCCCAGTAGTCATTACACAGTCGATACTCTTCCGTTTTCTCTCCTCGAATCATGGCATCGAAGTATTCACCTTTGACGGCAAGTTGCAGGTTAGCCACGGTTAACCTCCAGTTGTGGTGCTGCTTCTATAGCAGCCCTGTAACCAGCAGCATGACCGCGAAAGTTAGCAATCTCTGATAGCCACGCTTTAATCATGGCCTGAGTTGGCTCCTTCGGCACCATAACCCAACCATCCGGAGTTACCGGAGAGTTGCCACCGGGAATATTTTCCGGAATATTTTGTTGTGCGTTTTGTGGTTGTTCGGATTTACCCTGAAGCATAGCGGCACGACAGGCATTCCAGCCTCTCACCTCTGCAATAGCGGCAACAGCATCGACCGCGTACATTTTAAGAGGGTTAGGCATTGGTTTTTCTTCAGGTACTACTGGAATGGGTGGGGCGGCGTAGACCTCAATAATCCCATTATCAATAGGCCATTCCCCATCCTTGATGTAGTCACTTGTGCCGTCAACTTGCTGTTCTGCAATGTGGAATGCGCCAATAGGCTCTGCTTCCAGTGATGCCAGCGCAATTCGTGCCAGTTCCATTTGTTCGCCACGGGTAAGCCCGTTTTCAAGCGGGGATTTAATGAACAATTCGATACGTTCTTTAGTGATAGTGCTCATCTCACTCTCCTTTGATGCGAATGCCAGTAGCGCGGATTGCATCGATGACTTCAGAAACTTTGTATGCCATTACCGTTTGGTAATCCTCGTGAAAATCTGTTCGATGAAGCATGCTGCTACGTTCCGGGAGCAGTATTTCCCGCGCTTCCAGTTCAGCAATCCGCTTCTCTGCTGCTTCCAGCTCATCCAGCAGCGCGTTAGCTTCATCCTCTCTCAACACCACTGTGTCGAAGCTTTCGGCCTGCTTTTTGATTTTTGCAATCAGCGCCTGTTTGTTGATGTTGCTCATTTGGCGGACTCCTGTGCTCCAAGTTTTGCCCCATACTTCAAGGCTGTTATGCGAAATCAGCGCTTCGCGAACGCATGGCCTGTAGTAGTGATGGAAAGCGAAGGTCAGGCCGAGTTTTGTCGGGCGATCGTGTTTGCCAAGCAATCCCAGGCGAATACAGATAGTCGTTGCCGTGTAGCCAGAGTGATAGCCAGCAGCACGCTTCATAACTGTTTCTGCCAGAATGGTGCGGAAATCAGTGCGCCCGAAATTGGTACCTTCGAAAGCGGCGTTAACCACTTCGTCTGTAAGATGTGAATCATCAACTATGCTCATACCGCTTCCCCCCCTGACGAAGCTGGGCGGCGAACTCGTCGCATACGTGCGTTAAAGAGCAAATCTGGATAGCAGGATGCTCGCGCAACAATTCAACACCCTGCGCCCGCACTTCAGCCAGGAAAGCATCGGTGGCTGGGGTTTCAGTAACATCATCTTCCCATTCGCTAAACTCCTCACGACAAAAGTCATTAAATTCCTTCTCAGATTGCTTAAGCGAGGTATTTTCAGCAGCCATCTTCGCGCATTTAGCCTCAAGGTTATCAATCGTGATTCCAGCAGAACGACACTCCCGCAACGCCGTTTCTAGTTTTGATTCAAGTTCACCGAACTTACGCACCAGATATTCAGCGTTTGTTTCGTTAACCTTTAAATCTCGGGGGATGCATTTACCTTTCAGAAAACCATCCATCTCAATTAGTGACATTTGTTTCATTTCTTCCCACTCCGCCACATCGCATTCAGATATTTGTTTTGATTCACTGATGGAAAAGAATTTCTCTTAAGCAATTCCTCTCTCGATGGCATTGGCTTTACGCGTTGGCGAATAATCATTTCTGCCGGAAGAATGCCGGGATTGTATGCAAGTCCTCTCGTGGTAAATTCCTTAGTCATTACTGATAGCGCCATAGCGTGAGCGGTAATTACGCAGACGCGGGTCGATATATTCAGGGAATTTGTCTATTGTCGCTTTTCGCAAAGGTCGCATTGCTGTTTCGTTTGTTCGGTCCTTCTCATCTTTTAACGCGAGTTGTATATCGCGTCGGTACATCCGTTCTGCTTTTGTTTCTGGTGGCAGATCAATAAACGTGTCGAAAATGTTTTTGATATTTTCCAGCACCTCCGCCTTGGAGCTACCGGAGCAGTTGCGCGGGTCATCCGCACCATACAGAGGCGCTGGCATGATTTTCTCCTGATTAAATTGCGTGAATAGCGTGACGAGGGAAGGGGAGAGTTACTGGTGCAAAGGGTATATCGTCGTCAAAATCCATCGGAGGTTCGTTGTGTTGTGCTGGTGATGATTGCTGCTGTGGCTTCTGTGATTGCCTGCTGGCTGCTTGTTGTTTGCTGTCGCCAATGCCGCCAAGCATTTGCATCACGCCATTAATTCCGACATGAACCTCGGTTGTGTAACGGTCTTGCCCTGACTGGTCTTTCCACTTTCTGGTTCTCAGCATTCCCTCGAAATAAATCTGATCACCTTTTTTCACATACTGCCCCACGACCTCAGCCAGTTTCCCGGATACAGCAACACGATGCCATTCAGTCAATTCCTTTTGCTCGCCAGTATTTTTATCTCGCCATTGTTCTGACGTGGCTATTGTCAGGTTAGCGAACGCTGTACCTGATGGTGAGTATCGAACTTCCGGGTCTTGTCCTACCCGACCAAGGATAATCACCTTATTTACGCCTCTGCTTGCCATTTATGCCGCCTGTTTTAGTTCGTTAACTCTGATGTTCATTACCTGAACGCATTTAGCCTGCGCCTCCTCGTTGCCAGCCATTAATTGCCAGTCACGCTGATAACGCTCGATGAGTTTTTTCTTGTCAGTTTCTGTTGATGCATAATCGCTGAAGTCTTTCAGGATTTGTTCGCAGTCAACCGATGGAGATTTCTGGTTGGTATTTTCTGGTGATGGTTTGTTATATGATGCTGGGATTGCCCATCCCGGCAGCGATGGAGGGAGCCAGTAAAATCCTGTTCCATCCTTCAGTTTTGCCCTGTGCCACCCCTGCTTTTTATCGAGAGATGTTTGTGCGAAACCTTCCTCAAGGTTATACAGATACCGACCGATTCCCCACTGAACGGCAGCGCGCTTCATTGCACCGGAACGACCACCTTTGACGGCTTCTACCTGCGTGTTTTCAGCAGCATCCCATTTGGTTACCCATTCGGAATCAATCTTTATTGATATGCCGCATTCAACGCCGCCGTTGTTGGGAATATCGCGGTATTCATTGCGCCATCCTGCTTTGCCGCAAACATCGTCCAGGCGTTTCATGATTGCCCGGTTCGTTACATAAGCCAGCACCATAGCCCACACCTTGCCATCGCGTGTTTTACCGCTTTGCTGTATTCGCCATTCGATATCTTCAGGGCTGAATGGCTCATCGAATTTATTCAAATCCATAATTCACCTCAGAATGGACATGGCCCAAGGAAATAACGCTGATTTAATACTTCGACTCGGGACAAATTAAGGCATACCCGCATTCCTTCGCGGTCACCATTATGGCGATACCAGAGAGCTTTCTGCGTGTACATGCGTCTCTGTAACTTGCTCTCCTTCACTGTGGTTGCAAGTGACATGAATATCTCCTTCGTTACCGATTAAATCTTTCATCTGACGAATGAATTCTTCGTCTGACCAGTTATCTGTAAAACTCATGGACGGCCTTGTTGTTTCAAAATATCCCAAAGCTTTTCGAGCAAACTTTTCATTCTTGGTTGTTTAAAGTCTGCTCCGGTTAAAATATTTTTTCGTGAATGCTGTACCGATAAAATCGGGTTGAAAGGGCGAACCGATGCCGCCCCTGCAATAGCGAACTGTTGCATAGGATGCTCCTTCTGTTTGATTGCATAACGAAAACGCCTCGAGTGAAGCGTTATTGGTATGCATATAAAAAGGCCCTCACACTGGAGGGCAAAGAAGATTTCCAATAATCAGAACAAGTCGGCTCCTGTTTAGTTACGAGCGACATTGCTCCGTGTATTCACTCGTTGGAATGAATACACAGTGCTTACTCGTACTAATAAAATACCCAATTTTCTGTTTCTTGGTTGTGCCCAAAGTTATATTCAATATCTGGTGTTGATGTATCAATATTCTTCATCCCATCAACAAGAGTTGATACAACAGCCAAATCTTGTTTGATTCTCATTAAATGGTATTTCTTCCGGCGCAATAAACTCTCAATGGCAAGTTTCTTCGTTGGGAATGCAAAAGATCTTTCTGCATTTTTTGCTACTTTCTTAATTGCATATCTATTTCTCCTTTGTTTCCATTCCTGTAACCACTGATTTGGTGCTGGTTTAAAATTAACAATCCAATGCGCAGGAACCAACCATGCATAATGCTCTGTCTGATGAAAAGCTATATATTGAAGTGCGAATATTTTGATTCCATCTTCTTCAACTGTCGCTTGGAATCTCCAGAAAACAGGCATTCCATCATGTTCAGTTTCTGATTCAGGAAAAGGTACGCTCCATGATTTTGTCATATCTCACCTCAAATAAGTGGTTTGCTGCCTAATTTCATTTTCTGGCGACCAACACAAGTCACACCCATTTCACTGCGTGGCTTGCGGTAGTAAATACGATTCTGTTTACGCTCGATTTCTTCTGCCTTCTTGCAGCGAAGGCTTCCGAGTGATGCTGCTTTATCTGCTCTGACGCAACCAGAGAGCTTTAGCGCAATTTTTCGCGCCAGTCGCTGCTCTTGCATTGCCTGTTCACGTTGAGCCTGTCTGCGTGCTCTGCGGCGATTTCTGGCGTTATCGTCAGCCAGATATGTAATGACTACTGTCATGTTGACCTCCGATGATTGACTTTGGCGGTGACGCGCCGGGTGCTTATCTTCCGGTTGCCGTCGTGCAGCTGCACTTCACGTCACCCCAAAGCCAACTACTCTTTGACTCACACTCTCGCAGTGAGCGCGCTCATGCCCTTGAGTCTCTGTCGCTTATTAGCCGCTGATAACCGGTGCGCGTCTGGCATTCGCGCTGCCTTTCCGGAGCATGTTCCCTTATTTACCCTCACATCGGTCTGCTAAACCTGCTCGCCATTACGCGACTCGGGGCAGCATCATTACTGCTGCATTGCCTTTCGGCTGCGGTCTAACCGCGTTAGTGCACCATTACGGCACCTCCTGTTTGGTTAAACTCAGTTCCCGCATTTCGGCGGGACAATCCCATCAATGTTAAAGAGCCTGCCAATCTGTTCCGTTTGGCTACCAGCGTCCTGCTGATGGCTTAAATTTAAGATCTCTTTAATTAATGGTCAAGAGTATTTTTGAAGAAAACTTAAATTTTCTTTCGTAACTTAAGTTTGGCTTTGATTTTTAAAGGAAATAAAAAAAAGGGGCGAATGCCCCCTTATGGAAGGTTTGCTAGTTTTGCATCGACAACTACGCCGATGATTTTGCAGTTTCCGTTGATCTCGATCATCGGATATTGTGGGTTAAGTGGTTTTAGAAACTTCCTGCCTGCATCAATAACTAACTTCTTGAAAGTTGCCTCGTTTTCTCCTTCGAGCTTTGCAACTACCAGTTTCCCGTTACGCGGCTCTACTTCAGGATCGACGAGTATTATCATTCCTTCAGGGATACTGAGACCGGCCGGAGCCGTCATTGAGTCTCCCTTCACGTCCAACCAAAACGAATCTTCTGAACAGTCTACGGTTGTATCGTACCAGTTATCTATTGCACGCTTATGATATGGTTCTACAGCTTCCATCCAGCATCCTGCGCTCACCCAGCTAATCAGAGGGTATGACCCTCTTGGATCATGCCTACTGTGATAGGCAATATTTGAAAGACTTTCCTCTCCTTTCATCAGATAGTCAGGGGAACACTTCAACGCATTAGCCAGGGCGAGAAGATTCTCTCCATTTGGCTCTGTCTCAGAGCGTTCCCACTGAGATATGGCAACATTAGACACGCCGACCATCTTTCCAAGTGCGGCCTGCCTGATCTTGAGTTCTTTTCTCCGAGCGCGAATGCGCTCTCCCATCAATTGAGTTTTCATAGTTAAGACATCTTAAATAAACTTGACTTAAGATTCCTTTAGTGGATAATTTAAGTGTTCTTTAATTTCGGAGCGAGTCTATGTACAAGAAAGATGTTATCGACCACTTCGGAACCCAGCGTGCTGTAGCTAAAGCGTTAGGCATTAGCGACGCAGCAGTCTCTCAGTGGAAGGAAGTCATCCCAGAGAAAGACGCCTATCGACTGGAAGTCGTTACAGCTGGCGCCCTGAAGTATCAAGAAAGCGCTTACCGCAAAGCGGCATAAGCAAATTGCTCTTTAACAGTCATGGTCCTCATTCCCGCCGAAATGCGGGAATACAACGCACATAAGTTGATGCGTATAACTTCTTATTTGTTAAGGAAATACTTACATATGCAACTTACAAGTACTCGCAAGAAAGCGAATGCAATTACAAGCAACATCCTGAATCGAATTGCTGTACGTGGTCAGCGAAAGGTTGCTGATGCATTAGGGATTAATGAATCGCAAATTTCGCGATGGAAAGACAGCTTCATCCCCAAAATGGGAATGCTTCTGGCTGTTCTTGAATGGGGTGTTGAAGACGAGGAGTTGGCGGAACTGGCTAAGAAAGTAGCCAGAATGCTGACAAAAGAAAAAGCCCCGAAGAACGGCGAATTCTTCGAGGCCTGATGTAGAAAGACTGGATCAATCCACAGGAGTCATTATGACAAAACGTCGTAAGAAATACCAGGAAAAAGAAGAGATTCGACACCCTGATTCACCTGAGGGATTAGTGGTAGCCGCAGTAAATAACAGGGCGTTCGCAGAGCGCCTTGTTGGTGTTTACAGACTAGCCAAAGCAGGAGTGAAACATGGGCGTCGTTAAGTTAGCTGATTACAGGCATAACCCTGTACAACATCAGGAGGCATCCAGTATGGGGTATGTCTCTATACACCGCCAGTTTATGGACAGCAGGCTCTATAAGGACTCTCAGGCAGTACATCTTTGGCTTCACTTAATCCTCAAGGCTAATCACGAATCTACTGTCGTCAATACGGATATCGGTCCGATAACTGTTGATCGCGGTCAGATGATAACTGGACGCCCGTCGCTGGTCAGAGAAACATTCATCCCCGACAACAAAGTTCGGAGCTTATTACGGACTTTTGAGTCGAAAGGGATGCTTAATATTTGCTCGATGGGGAAGAAATTTAGCCTGTTTACAATCGTTAAATATGACGATTTTCAGGCAAAAAATTGTCCAACGGTTGTCCAACGGTTGTCCAACGCAAACACCAGTAATGGCGCGGCTCTCAGCGGAGATTGTCCAACGGTTGTCCAACGGTTGTCCATAAACAATAATATAAATAATATCTCTAATACTGACGTATTAGAGAGTGCCACAGCAGACAAAAAGTCTGACAAGAAAAAACCTTCCGTTAGCTGTCAGGATGTTGTCGATGCTTACCACGAAATCCTTCCTGAAGCGCCAAGAATCCGCGCACTGAATGACAAGCGTAAAAACCAGATCCGAACGTTCTGGCGCAAAGCCGGAGTGATAACCCGCCAGCTTGACGGGCATGGGTTCACGATGCAGGACTGGAGAAATTATTTGAGCTACGTAGGCGAAAATTGCCGATGGATGTTCGAAGAACGCCCAAACCATCAACGCGGAACCGTCTGGCACAAAAAGGGATTTGATTTCCTGCTTAACGACAATACCTACCTGAAAGTTCGTGAGGGTGAACACGATGACCGATAATTTTTATGCGCCGCCCCATAGCATCGAGGCAGAGCAGGCGGTTATTGGTGGATTGCTTCTGGATGATGACAGCAGTGAGCGCGTCCGGAAAGTTCTGGCGATGCTGAAGCCTGATTCATTTTACAGCCGACCACACAAAATCATTTTCGATGAAATAACCAGAATGCACCGGGAGCAAAAGCCAGTAGATGGGCTGACGCTTTTCGATGAACTGGAGCGCAAATCATTAACGGCGTCTGTTGGCGGTTTTGCTTATATCGCTGAGATCGCAAAGAACACGCCAAGCGCCGCAAACATCGTTGCCTATGCAATGCAGGTTCGTGAAACCGCAATGGAACGCTACGCCATCAACCGCATGACTGAAGCGACGGAATTGCTCTATTCCCGCAACGGAATGACTGCAACGCAGAAGTACGAAGCTATTCAGTCGATTTTCACGCAACTGACAGACCATGCAAAAACCGGATCGCGTCGCGGCCTTCGTTCATTTGGTGAGGTCATGGAAGACTGGGTTAGCGACCTTGAGAAGCGATTTGACCCATCAGGCGAACAACGGGGAATGAGCACAGGGATCCCATCGCTGGACAGGATGCTGTCACCGAAAGGTCTGGTGAAAGGCTCTCTGTTTGTCATTGGCGCTCGCCCTAAGATGGGGAAAGCGCAACCGCTTAATTCACGCATTTTGCTTGCTGATGGTTCATGGACAACATTTCGTGACGTATGTGTTGGAGATTCCCTAGCATCAGTGGATGGACAACCATCATTCGTGTCTGGAGTTTTTCCTCAAGGGGAGCGAGATATTTACCGAGTTACGTTCTCTGACGGAAGAACCGTTGATTGCGCGGATGATCATTTGTGGGAAATTCATAGTAACCGTATTACCGGTGGCGTTGATGTTGTAGACACCTGCCGCCTACGGGACATGATGGAATGCGTTCGCTATCAAAGCCGCATTCATGTTCCTGGTATTAGCGGTGACTTCGGATTGCCTGTTGATTTAGGGATTAGCCCATGGCTGTTAGGTGCGTTACTTGGCGATGGAAATCTTGCAGGTACGCCACGAATCAGCATGACGGAACCATACATCATTGAGCGAGTAAGATCTGAAGTGGGTGACGATATTGAAGTCAGACATGTTTCTGGCTGCGATTACTCCCTATCTCACAAGTTTAGCCGCAAATTATCTCTTACGCGGGTTATGCAACGGCTTGGTATCTACGGCCGGATGTCAGAGATTAAAATTATCCCAGATATTATTTTTTCTGCTGATAAGAAAACTCGTATTGATGTTCTATGCGGATTACTTGAAACCGATGGTTGGGTTGAAGGAAATAATGCCCTGCGCTTTAGCTCGGCAAGCAAGTTCCTGTCAGATGGTGTAAAGCGGCTGGTGCATTCTCTTGGTGGCGTGTGTCGTATGACAACCAAACAGGAGCCGAAATTCAGTTATAAGGGAGAAATGCGCAAAGGTATGGATGCCCATATTTGCGCAATCAGGTTGCCTGATGAGGTTCTATCACACATAAAATCTCCACGCCTGAAGCAAAAATTCACTGCAAAACGCATCAAAACAAGTGCGCCTGTTATCACGTCGGTTGAGTATATTGGACGTGAAGAGTGCATTTGCATCATGGTATCCCACGAGAGACATTTGTATGCAACTGACGGATACATTCTAACCCACAACACCACGCTATACAGCCAGATGGCAATCAATTGCGCAGTGCATGAGAAAAAGCCCGCTTTGATGTTCAGCCTTGAAATGCCAGGTGATCAGATACTGGAAAAACTGGTAGGGCAGAAGTCTGGTGTTAACCCGAATATTTTTTACCTTCCGGCGACAAATGACGCCGATGACGGCTATCAGGGTGATTACGATGGTGACTTCAACAGGGCGATCGAAACAGCCAATCGCTTGAGTGAAATCGACCTGCTTTACATCGACGACACGCCTGGATTATCTCTGGCTCAAATCGTCAGCGAAAGCCGTCGAATCAAGCGAGAAAAAGGATGTGTTGGGATGATTCTGGTCGATTACCTGACACTAATGACCGCTGAGAAAGCCGATCGTAACGACCTTGCTTACGGCATGATCACCAAAGGACTGAAGAACCTTGCCAAAGAGCTTGATTGCGTTGTTGTGCTTCTGACGCAGCTTAACCGCGCATTGGAAAGCCGAACCAATAAACGCCCATTACCAAGTGACTCGCGAGATACAGGGCAGATTGAACAGGATTGCGATTATTGGGTTGGGATCCATCGTGAAGGTGCTTTTGATGACAGTGTTCCACCTGGTGAAACCGAACTAATCCTTCGTCTCAATCGTCATGGCAATACCGGCACGGTGTATTGCATTCAGGCAAATGGCGCTATTTATGACACAGACCAACAGTCTGCTGAAATGCGCCGCCGTGAACGCGAGGAACCGCAGTCCAAGAAGAAAGGAGGATTCTGATGACCATCTACATAACTGAGCTAATAACAGGCCTGCTGGTAATCGCAGGCCTTTTTATTTGGGGGAGAGGGAAGTCATGAAAAAACTAACCTTTGAAATTCGATCTCCAGCACATCAGCAAAACGCTATTCACGCAGTACAGCAAATTCTTCCAGACCCAACCAAACCAATCGTAGTAACCATTCAGGAACGCAACCGCAGCTTAGACCAAAACAGAAAGCTTTGGGCTTGCCTTGGTGACGTCTCTCGTCAGGTTGAATGGCATGGTCGCTGGCTGGATGCAGAAAGCTGGAAGTGTGTGTTTACCGCAGCATTAAAGCAGCAGGACGTTGTTCCTAACCTTGCCGGGAATGGCTTTGTGGTAATAGGCCAGTCAACCAGCAGGATGCGTGTAAGCGAATTTGCGGAGATATTAGAGCTTATACAGGCATTCGGTACAGAACGTGGCGTTAAGTGGTCAGACGAAGCGCGACTGGCTCTGGAGTGGAAAGCGAGATGGGGAGACCGGGCTGCATGACTATCAAATCAAATACGCCAGCACACGACAAGGACTGCTGGCAAACGCCGCTTTGGCTTTTTGATGCACTGGATATTGAGTTTGGATTCTGGCTGGATTCGGCAGCGAGCGACAAAAACGCTCTGTGCGCTCACTGGCTAACTGAGGTCGACGACGCGCTCAATTCTGAGTGGGTAAGCCACGGTGCAATCTGGAATAACCCACCGTACAGCAATATCAGGCCGTGGGTGGAAAAAGCCGCTGAGCAGTGCATACAACAGCGACAGACGGTAGTTATGCTTGTGCCAGAGGATATGTCAGTCGGATGGTTCAGCAAGGCTCTGGAGAGTGTTGACGAAGTTCGCATCATCACTGATGGACGGATTAATTTTATCGAACCATCGACAGGGCTGGAGAAGAAGGGAAACAGTAAAGGCTCAATGCTGCTGATTTGGCGACCGTTCATCAGTCCTCGACGGATGTTTACTACCGTATCCAAAGCGGCATTGATGGCGATCGGGCAGGGCGTCAGGAGGGCGGCATGAGACGACAGCGACGAAGTATCACCGACATCATCTGCGAAAACTGCAAATACCTTCCAACGAAGCGTTCCAGAAATAAACGCAAGCCAATCCCAAAAGAATCTGACGTAAAAACCTTCAATTACACGGCTCACCTGTGGGATATCCGGTGGCTTAGAGAACGTGCGAGGAAAACAAGGTGATTGACCAAAATCGAAGTTACGAACAAGAAAGCGTCGAGCGGGCTTTAACGTGCGCTAACTGCGGTCAGAAGCTGCATGTGCTGGAAGTTCACGTGTGTGAGCACTGCTGCGCAGAACTGATGAGCGATCCGAATAGCTCAATGTACGAGGAAGAAGACGATGGCTAAACCAGCGCGAAGACGATGTAAAAACGATGAATGTCGGGAATGGTTTCACCCTGCATTCGCTAATCAGTGGTGGTGCTCTCCAGAGTGTGGAACCAAGATAGCACTCGAACGACGAAGTAAAGAACGCGAAAAAGCGGAAAAAGCAGCAGAGAAGAAACGACGACGAGAGGATCAGAAACAGAAAGATAAACTTAAGATTCGAAAACTCGCCTTAAAGCCCCGCAGTTACTGGATTAAACAAGCCCAACAAGCCGTAAACGCCTTCATCAGAGAAAGAGACCGCGACTTACCATGTATCTCGTGCGGAACGCTCACGTCTGCTCAGTGGGATGCCGGACATTACCGGACAACTGCTGCGGCACCTCAACTCCGATTTGATGAACGCAATATTCACAAGCAATGCGTGGTGTGCAACCAGCACAAAAGCGGAAATCTCGTTCCGTATCGCGTCGAACTGATTAGCCGTATCGGGCAGGAAGCAGTAGACGAAATCGAATCAAACCATAGCCGCCATCGCTGGACTGTCGAAGAGTGCAAGGCGATCAAGTCAGAGTATCAGCAGAAACTCAAAGACCTGCGAAATAGCAGAAGTGAGGCCGCATGACGTTCTCAGTAAAAACCATTCCAGACATGCTCGTTGAAGCATACGGAAACCAGACAGAAGTAGCACGCAGACTGAAATGTAGTCGCGGTACGGTCAGAAAATACGTTGATGATAAAGACGGGAAAATGCACGCCATCGTCAACGACGTTCTCATGGTTCATCGCGGATGGAGTGAAAGAGATGCGCTATTACGAAAAAATTGATGGCAGCAAATACCGAAATATTTGGGTAGTTGGCGATCTGCACGGATGCTACACGAACCTGATGAAAAAACTGGAGACGATAGGATTCGACACCAAAAAAGACCTGCTTATCTCGGTTGGCGATTTGGTCGATCGCGGTACAGAGAACGTCGAATGCCTGGAATTAATCACATTCCCCTGGTTCAGAGCTGTACGTGGAAACCATGAGCAAATGATGATTGATGGCTTATCAGAGCGCGGAAACGTCAATCACTGGATGCTTAATGGCGGTGGCTGGTTCTTTAATCTCGATTACGACAAAGAAATTCTGGCTAAAGCTCTTGCCCATAAAGCAGATGAACTTCCGTTAATCATCGAACTGGTGAGCAAAGATAAAAAATATGTCATCTGCCACGCCGATTATCCTTGTGACGAATACGAGTTTGGAAAGCCAGTTGATCATCAGCAGGTAATCTGGAACCGCGAACGAATCAGCAACTCACAAGACGGGATCGTAAAAGAAATCAAAGGAGCGGACACGTTCATCTTTGGTCATACGCCAGCAGTGAAACCACTCAAATTTGCCAACCAGATGTATATCGATACCGGCGCAGTGTTCTGCGGAAACCTCACATTGATTCAGGTACAGGGAGAAGGCGCGTGGGCATAAGAGAACTAAACCTCACCAAAGAACAGCACGATTGGCTGAATGGCTGGCTTGAACTGTGGGGCGCATGGGTTTATTCAGGCCGCTTGGAAAAGCGCATGAGCAGCGTAATAGCGAAGTTCATGGAGAGCGTAGAGCCGGGAAGAGTTATGACAAGGCCAATGTGTAATGATGATGATGGAATGTTGATTTCTCAGGTCGTCGATTCCGTCATGTACATTGACAAGAAAGCCTTTGGCATCCTCCTCAGCTACTACGCTCATGGTTCATCTAAGCGAGCAATTGCATCCTACTATCACGCGACTGCAAAGCCACGCAAGATGTGTGGACGTGGTGGCGAGGGATGGAGAAAACCTTCACTGGCAACCTGTAGAAACGAAATTGACGACATCCTGAAAGCGTCGTTATTTGTTTTGTACCAGCCAATGCAAAATGCTTTCAAAATGCGTAAACGTGTTGAGAAAGTTAAGCATGTTGCTGTTAAAAGCCTTGACATGCAATTATCCATTTAGCCATAATTAGAAGGTAAGCTGCCGTTAGTGACTCTTAAGTTGCAACGGTGGCTTTTTTTGTTTGCACAACAGGTAAGAGCATTGAACCCGCAGACCTCGCGGAATTGGTGAAAGGTGCCGCGCAGTGCTCTTATCGTTGTGGTGAAGCTCAATGGCGAGCTAGCAGATAGGCGACAGTGAAAATACTAGTCATGTAGCTGACCGCCGCGCGTACTGCAATCGGCAGCGCACCGATGGAAGCCGGTTCGATTCCGGCCGCCACAACCCAAACTGAGCCGTAGCCACTGGCTATCCTGAATTCATCAGTGATAGTTACGCTGCGGCCTTCTACACATGATCTTCGTGAAAGCGGGTGGCAGGAGGCTGCGCTAACAACCTCATGCCGTTTTGCCCGTGCATATCGGTCACGAACAAATCTGATTGCTAAACACAGTAGCCTGGATTTGTTCTATCAGTAATCGACCTTATTCCTAATTAAATAGAGCAAATCCCCTCAATGAAGGGGTAGAGCATGTACCGTATGGACAAAATCAGAGAATGGTTCAGTTACAGCTTCGGAGGACTGACTGCGATGGGTGGCATTCTCTCCCTGAATGACTGGGCTGTCATCATTGGTATTCTTTGTACTGTCGGCACATTTGGCATCAACTGGTACTACAAGCGCAAAGAGCGCGAGGACAGATTGAATGGCAATGTCACCGGCACTACGAAATAGCGTAATAGCGGCGATAAGTGGCGGGGCTATTGCTATAGCATCTGTGTTAATCACTGGGCCAAGTGGTAACGATGGTCTGGAAGGTGTCAGCTACATACCATACAAAGATATTGTTGGTGTATGGACTGTATGTCACGGACATACCGGAAAAGACATCGTGCTCGGTAAAACGTATACCGAAGCAGAATGCAAAGCCCTCCTTAATAAAGACCTTGCCACGGTCGCCAGACAAATTAACCCGTACATCAAAGTCTATATACCGGAAACA